TTTTCTGGTTATTTTACGACTGAGGTGTCAGTCGTTACAGTTGTATCAAGTAGCAACTGTTTCTGACGCGCCAGTACCTGGCTTGTCGGACGGAATAATTTCCTGGGAAATTTTTCCATCTTGTTCTTGTAGAGCTGGGTCTAAAGACCTTTTTGGGGCGTTAGCTAAGCCCATTTCTACTAATGAGTCCATATTTTTTGGATCTTCTGCGAAGTGTAGGAATTTGAAGGGTTTGTTATCGAATTGTGCCTTGACAGGGTCTGGCAATTCTTCGAATAACGTTTTTGCGTTTGCAAGTTGGTTTTGTACTTCTTGGAAGTCGTGTTCGGAGACGTCTCCGTATTGTGGATCTTTATTAGTAGAGGTTGGTAGTATTCCTGTTTCCATGAATTGTGCGAGTATTTTGTTTATATCGCATGTTTCTGCATGATGTTGTTCGGTGAGACCGTCATCGTTATGCAGTTCTGAGTAGTTTTCGTTGCCTGTGTTATAGGCTGAGCGAAATTTTTGTTTTTTAGTAGTCATATTCAGTCCCTGATTTGCCTACTTTGAATATTTTACCGGTCGAAGGATCGCGGTAAGTGTAAGCGTTAATTTTTTTAGCTTGTTTAGGTATATCTTTAATAGATAATACCTTTATTGTGTCGTCTTTAGCGACGTAATTGCGTGAGTTATTCACTTTTTTTTTTTCCTAGGTGTTTGAATTTTTATTAGAGAATCTAATTCATTGCCGATGTAATCGCCAATTAAACCTAGTATTTCTGTCATACCCGTTTTATTCTGGGTATATGCAGTGGTTTGTAATGTACTGGCTATTTGTGCGGCTTGTAAAGCAGAGCTTACGCCAGCAGCCATTACATTTGCTTGTGGCGCCATTGCGCCAGATGGTGAGCTGGCTTCTTTAGAGCCAGCTAGTATTGGATTAATTCCGGCTAGTTTCAAGTCTTTCATGCGACGTTGAACTGCCGTATTGGACATTTCTCGTTGAAAGTCCATTTGTTTTTGAGCTTGTTGGGCGGATGCTACGTTTGCATCTTTTTGGCCTTTAAAGCCAAGCAATCCGCCTATTGTTGAGCCTATGCCTTCCCACATTAGAAGTGTGTGCCTCCAGGTACGGAGTTTACTGGCATAGGTCGTGTGCAGCGTAATTTGAACAGTGAGTCAAATATAAATTGAGGTTCTGTTGCGACTGCTAGTGTACGTTGTACGTTGGCTTTGCCTTGTTGTATCCATGATTGTCCTAGAACAGGCAGAGCGCTGTATTCTTGGGCGTAGTGCCAAGATTCTAGTGTTGTTGTTGCGTTGGATCTAAAGCGTCCGGTAACGGAGCTTGGTTTGTAGCGATACTCTGCGTATCTTTCTTGGTAGCCGAATACTCCTTCGTCGTTGGCTGAGCCATCGGCGTATATTTCTTTGTTGAGTACGGCTTGTTCGCCTATTGTTGAGAGTGTTGGCCAGTAGTAATCGTAGATAGTACTACGGCTGAACATTCTGTTCAAGCCTTGTTGATAAGTGAGATCTGTGCGGACAGATACTAATCCCATAAGGATTGAGTGTTCAGTAAACGATTTAGTAAATGAGTGTCCGCTTAATACAGTGGTACCTATAGCTGATAGGTTACCCTGTGGTGTTGTTGTGTCAGTAGATGATGTTTGTGCTACTGGTGAAATGTTTACTGGTGAGCTTCCGCCGCCACAGTATTCTGGGCGTTGGAGTCTTGCGTCTGGCGATGTTACGTTAAAGTGACCTTTTATAACCTCGATGTATCGAGAGCCAGAGCGTGCTTGCTTTTCTAAGAATTTTTGTGTTGCGAATGCAAGTCTTAGTTGGTTTATTGTTGCTGATGTTGCAGATGTTAAATCTGCATATAAAGCATTGTTTGGTTCGGTGATTGGACCTCCGGTTATTTCTACATAATCTGAGTTTGTGTACATAGCTTCAGCTCGATTAGTTACTGTGCTGTAGATTGATGCGCGTTTAGTTGCTCCAGATCCCTCTAGATCGACAGCGATAGGTGCTTTCGTACCTAATGGTAATGTTACGTCTGCGCCCTTTTGTGGCCAGGGTAATGCTGATGTGAAATAATCGTGGCGTTTACCACGATTAAGTACTAATTGGTTTGTTGTGGTGTCGTTGCCACTTGCAGTAGAGACTACTGCGAATTTTTGTAAGTTTTCATCTCGGAACCAGTCGTTCCAGATGAGGTTGTATGCTCGGTGCCATAATGCAGAGAATTGTATTGATGCATGTTTTGTTGGTATTCCGAAATAATCGGAAAGTGTGCCTTCTAGTTCACCACCAGCTGGTGATGTTATTGTTGGGGGTATTGGTGTTGCTGCTGTGAAATCGGGTGTTTCATCTAATCGAGCAGAGCCAGAAGCTGTATATGTTTTTGTTTCTCCCATAAATTCTTCAAAGTCGTCCCATACAAGTCTGATGGGTACGCTGAAGAAATGGGAGTCCATGAATGCGTTGTCCATGGTTGGGTGTATTGGTGTTGCTAATCTGGAGAATGCTGTCATATTGCAGCTAAATGTGTCTCCAGGTAATGCTTCATCGACGTATACGGGGATAAGTTCCCCGGCGTCGAATGTTGTTTTAAGTCCGTGTGATCTATCGAATGTTGACCTTTGTATGTCTGCGTGTGGTACTTCTGTAAATTGGTGCGATGAGGCGGAGCCTATACGCGTGTTTCCTTTGTGTGGATTGTTCATATAAACTCCGTTTATTGTTAAGATTTAATAGATTGTACTATATGTTCGTGTGCGCCGGCAAGTTTTTTTGGGTCGTGCGTTTTAAATACGCCGGTCGTTGTTTCAAATGAGCCTAATGCCCAGAGGGAATAATCCTCCGGATTCTTGGCTATTTGTGTGTCGTCGTTTGCCATATTGGCAAATTGGCGTAGTGCCATTGCGTCGTTTTCCATTGAGTATGGGTGGTGGTATGCTTCGTGTACGTTGTCGAAGATTGTGTATTGATTTAGTTTCATAGTTTTCCTCTTTTGTATAAGCTCATACGAGCTTGGTGGTTGCGCTTTGCTTGTGCTAGCGCTTGTGGTGTACGTAAGTGTGCAGTTTTTTGCATAGCTTTAGTACGGTTTTCTTTTATTTGCTCCATTTGGAGCGGGTTTTGTTCTTGGAACAAATTGTCATAGTATTTTGGTGGGCGCATTTCTTTGCCGTTTATGTGTATATTGTCGGATGGGTATACATCCTTTTTGTGTTTGGCGAACCAGAGCCCGGCTATGCCCGGGCGCCGGCTCATGGTCGCGTATTCTTGTGGTAGTACCCAGGTTTCACCTGTGGTTTTGTCTATTCTGCGATAGTGGTCTTCTTTTTGTTTACCGTTTATTTTTTTTTGGACGTAACCAGCTACATAGCTGGCTGATTGGAATGTTACATCTCCAATAGTTTGTTGGCGTTCGCCACCTTTTCCCCAGAGTTTTGAAAGTGTTGCTGAGGTTGTTAGGTTATTGTGTCCCGGTAATGGTTTTCTATCGTTGAAGTTTGTATTGAATAGTATTGCGTGGTAGTGGGGTCGGTCGTATTTTTCGCCGTATTCCCCACAGTGGAAGAATCTAATAGGATTTTCCTTGTTTGCTTTTTTGTGTTTTCTGAGACGTTTCATGAAGTCTTGAAAGTCTTTTTTAACCAGTTGTCCGTGTTCGGGTAGATTGTCGTTGTCGTATGTGAGAGTTATGAATATATTGTTGAGCCATAGTGATGCCTCGTGTATGTTACGCATCGCCCATTGGCGTGCGTATTCTTGTCTGCAACCAGTGCACTGTTTGCATGATACGGTTAATTTTATTCCGTTGGACTCTTGGTAGGTCCAGGTGATTCCGCCACCTATTTTATGGTAGGCGGTTATTGGATGAAAGCATGGCATAGTATGTTTCCTCGTTTGTTATAGGCGTATTCCGCCTCTTAATGGTTTAGTTCCGCGCATAGAGTTTTTGCGGTTTGTTTTTGCAGCTGTTCTTGAGAATAGCTTTTTAGATTTTTTATAATTCATTTTTTTTGGTCTTCTCATTGTTATTACTCCTCGTAGTTTTTCTGGTTATTTTACGACTGAGGTGTCAGTCGTTACAGTTGTATCAAGTAGCAACTGTTTCTGACGCGCCAGTACCTGGCTTGTCGGACGGGATAATTTCCTCGGAAATTTTCCCATCTTGTTCTTGTAGAGCTTGGTCTAAAGACCTTTTTGGGGCGTTAGCTAAGCCCATTTCTACTAATGCGTCCATATTTTTTGGATCTTCTGCGAAGTGTAGGAATTTGAATGGTTTGTTATCGAATTGTGCC